CTCAGCATTAGCTACGAGATCACAGAAAGAATGGTAACACTCCAGCGAAGCCCCATACCGCAGACAAACTTGTTCATCGGGAATGTATAGGGACGCACGTTGATTCGGGGCCAAGAATTTATCAAGGCTAACAACGGGCGTGGGTGCGGTGTACCGCTTACGCAATGTGTCCATGAGAAGCGAGCCTGGCTCGTTTACGAGCCCGGCTACAATCCCGGAAAGGAACCTGTGGGATCTGTCATCCCACGACATGATACGGAAAGCATGTAAGGATACACCTAGTTGTTTCGCAGACATTTCCCGGAGACAAGTTCCAAACTTACGGAAGATGGCGCCATAATTAAGTGCAAACACAACCTCACCAGTGGTGGTGTGGAACAACGAATTTTTAAGGAACTGAAGATGATGAAGCCCATCTCGCGACTCAGCAGTGATAACATAACCATTGAGGGCTGCACTACGCTGACAAGACTCAACAGTAATAGGGGCCTGCGTTTCAGCCAGGTAAGCTGCGTAAGTGGCAGCCAATGTAAGAGTTGCAAAACAGTTAAGTGTGGTGGTCAAGCATGATCCGGAGTACAAAAAAGGACCATTCGGTTTAAAAACAGCATACTCAGCTGCGTTATTGGGATTATACACTCGACACGGAGCACAACATTGACGCAGTAACGCCTCGAGCTGATCAGGAAAGCGACCATCAAAATGCCGATTAATAACCTTCATCATATAGGCAAACATGGCGGGCGTATGGGACCCATCACATGCTGAAATGTCAGTGTCTAGGATGATAGGCTCGCCCTTATAACGACCAACCCAGCATGCATCGTCAGAGTGCAACATATAAACCAACCTGTCTTCGGTACCATAATAGGTGTCCAAAATGAGGCGCTGAAGACACTCAAAGGCCGGGCCCGTAGGATGCAGGACAACAGCAACGAATATTTCGCACGGTTCAGTGCACAGCAAATAAATGCCATCAAAATCATGCTTGAACGCATCAATAATGGATGCTCCGGCCAGCACAGCGTGATCTTTAAAGCTGCAGTACAGCCGAGCAGGTTTGCATTCACCAGTGGCGCTATTTTTAGCGGCTTCAACCTTGATCTTGGCTTGCACATACGGGACAACAATGTTGCTCTCTACTGTCAGTTTAAAAGCCGAGACACGCAAGGAACGTTTAACGTGC